TCGTCTCCAAGTTGCGCCCCCATGCGAGGGCTGGTCAGTGTGCGCGTAGCGAGCGCGCGTAGCTCGTCAGTGCGGTAGCGAGCCGCATACGGCGCGGACGTGCGCCGTTTCGCTCTAGCTCGGGTCGCTCGGAACCTCGCCGTTCGCGAGGTAGAGCACGCAATCTGCGCACGCGCCGTCCGCGTGCTGCAAGCGCCCGTCCATGAGGAAATGGACGACTTCGCGCGAGCCCCCTAGGCGCGAATCGCAGATACAGCACTCGCCCCACGAAAACTCATCCGATGAGTACGCGCGGCCCGCTTGCACGTCACGCTCGAACGCGCGCTTCCCGGCCTCGATAGCCTCATCCTCGCTAGCGAAAAACTCGCCCGGTAGCGCCTTGACGGTCCATCGCTCCTCATCGCTCGACCAGTCATCGCTCGCGCCGTAGATACCAGCGCGGTCGCGGCACTCATCGCACGCACCGCAAGCGCCAACCGACACCGCGTGCAATCCGCGCAAGTTGTGCTCGACTCGTTCCAAGTAGCTCATCGTCTCGTCTCCAAATTGCGCCCCCTTGCGAGGGCTGGATTGCGCGTAGCGACCGCGCGTAGCTCGTCAGTGACAGGTGCGACCTGCATACGGCGCGTGCGTGCGCCGTTTCGCTCTAGCGCCTTGCATTGCACCTAGCGCACGCGCGCGGGTCCGCATCGAACGCGGCCTTGCTAGGCGTCCCACTACCACGCACGCCGCACACGGGGGCGAGGCGCGGATTGCTCCGAGCAAGCGAGCCGTCAGACTTGCGCGCGTGTCCGTTCGCATCCACGGCGAGACGCACAGGGCGGGCGAGTAGGTGGAGAATCACGCCGACACCTCGCAAGTATCGAGCGCAGCCTTGATCGCGTCGTGCGACACAGTGTTGCGCATCCGCTGAAGCACGCTCCACGTGCCAGCCGGGACGCTGCGGTGTCCGCCGCGCATGAACCCCAAGCTCAACTCCTGCCACGCTCGATCGCCGTGCTTCGCCTTGAAAGCGCGCAGTGCGGTAAGTTGTTCGTCGGTCAGCTTGTTCACGTGTCTCGTCTCCGTTGAGCCCCCGTCTCGGGAGCTGGCCAGTGTGCTCGGCCCCATGCCTTGCACGTCCCCATTTTATCGACCCGATTGCCTAGGTTTCCACACCTTCCACACTTTCATAAGTTTCTGTTCTGTAAAGTAGCGGCCCTAACCCCATACCCCGCGCGCACTTACGCCAGTTTCGCTACTTTCAACACTTTTCTCGGGTCGCCCACTATATGAGCGCGCCCCTCTCCATCACCTATACGTGTGTAGTAATGTTCATAACCTTCATGTGTATACGTAAATGCCTATGGCGCAAGGGGTTACGCTCGCTACTTTACCGTCCCAAAACATACTAACCTTCGCCAAGGTAGCGAACCTTCCTGCGCCCGTGAAAGCAAGGCGCATAGGTGAAATCTAAGCGCCTGGCACCGAGCGGACACGGGCCGCGCGAGCACCTGAGCACAGACCAGCCCCTCCACCACGATCCGCACCAACTAGGGGGCGCGGGGGATTGACAACGGGGCGCAGAGGGGCGAGGGTCTAGCAGGTGGAGCAAGAACAGGCCGCGAACCAGCTCGAACAGAGGCCCGAACAGAGGCCGACCGTATCCGCGCGCTCCCTGGCCAACCTGCGCCCCTTCCAGCCCGGCCACAGCGGCAACCCCAACGGCCGCCCGAAAGGCTCCAGCCCGCGCCAAGCTGCGATGCGCCTACTCGCGGAGCACGCGGGATCGGATGGCGAGGGCGCGATGGCGACGCGCTTGGGGCGCGGCTACGTCGAGGCTGTGCGCACGCTCACCGAGCGTATGGCCGACCCGAGCGCTAGCCCTAGCGCGCTGGCGAGCTACGGCAAGGCCCTTGAGTCGCTGACCCGCGCGCTGGCCGAACTCGATCCGCAACCGAAGGTGACCGAGCGGCGCGAGACTAGCCAGCGCGTAGTCTTGTCGCTCTCCGGCCAGCTACCTGCCTCGACTGCCGCGCAGCTTCCGATAATGCCTGTTGTGTTGCACTCGGGCGAGCGAGAGGGAAGATGCGAGGAAGATGCCGCCCCGCGCACCATCGAGGCCGAGCGAGGGGGCGGGGGGGACGCCGGAGACCGCGCCGGGTCCCATCCTGACGCACCGCTTCCGTTGCGGAGTACCCCGCCCCCGTCCCCGCCCACACCATAGGGGGGGCCTCAGCTTGCCCGCGATGGGTCCCATCCCGCACCGCCCGCATGGGGGTGGCCACATAAAACTTGCACCGGGGAGAGGGGGGGGCCGCCATCGACCGCTTGAGTGGGTCCCATCTTGCACCGGCCTGCGTGGAGGCGTAGAAAATACCCATGCCCCCGCCCGGCGTGTTCAACCTGACTGGCGACTTGCGTTTGGTGGAGGGATCGGACAACCGGTTCACGCTGACGTTTGGGTCGGGTGACTGGGACGGGTATGCGGCTCGCGCTGAGTTGCGTGACGGTTACCGGACGGAGGGCGGGGTGCTGATCGGGTCGTTTGTGGCGACGATCGTGCCTGGGGCGCGGACGATCCATTTCCACTTGCCGTACACGGTTGAGATCCCGGCTGGGGTCTCGTGTGGTGTGTGGGACTGTGAGATTTACAACGGCGCGGCGGTGACTCGCGTTGTGCAGGGTTCTTGGGAAGTCAACCGGGAGGCGACGACGTGACTGAGTATCCGATCGAGGTGAGCGGAGCGGTGTCGGCCTTGTCGGTAGGCGAGCAGCGTGTGCTTCGGAGGGGTCCGTTCCAGCAGCATTTGCGGACGGCTGGGTTCGTTGGCGAGAGCGGGGTGAAGCGGATCTGCTCGGGTCAGGGTTTGATCTTCATGGGTCACACGCCTGTGGGTCCGTTCTCGGGTACGTTGCAGACGAACGCGAGTGGCGGGGCGGGGAGTGGTGGTCCGCTGTCGCTGATCTGCCCGTACACGCCGGTGGGGTATGGCGGTCTGGTGGCGGCTGGCTTCTGTCGGGAGGACGGTAGCGGGACGACAAACCTGAAGCTGGACTTCACGTTCACGCCGGAGAGCGGGAAGAATTACACGGTGAAGGTGCGTTCGCGTTGGGGCGCGGCATCGAGTGTGACGGGCGCGGACTGGACGGCGTCGAGTCGGACGATCACGAAGACGGGTGCGTTTTCGAGTTACACGTACACGGGTGACGACTGGGTGTACGTGTCGGCTGGCGGGACGCTGGGTTGGTACAAGGTGTTCGGCAAGACGAGCAGCGACGCGATCGTGCTGACGCCGGACGCGACGATTTTGTCGGCGACGAACTTGTCGGCGACGTTGGACTTCACGATTCGGTCCTCGACGGACGCTTTTTTCGTGGGCAACGCGACGGTGAGCGCGGACGGGCTGACGCTGACCAAGACGGGGGCGTTTTCGAGCTACACGCCGACTGCGGACGACACGATCGAGATCATCTCCTCGACTGGGTACACGGCGAGTGGATTTTCGAGCCAGCCGAACTTCGTGCGCGTGGCGAGCAAGACGAGCAGCGACGCGATCGTGGTGGCTGAGGCGCTGGACATGGCGGCGAACGACACGGACTTTGGGTTCATCCTCCATCGTCGCACGAGCTTTTCGTCAGCCAGCTTCACGGGTAGTTCTGCGACGGCGAACTTGACGTTGGGGAGTGCGCTGTCGTTCACGCCTCGGGCGGGGGACGTGTACTACATCTGGGAAGACTTCGTCGATTCGGGGAGCCCTGAGCTGCTGGCGTCGAACAACCCTGAGAAGGTGGCGACGCGGACGGCGGCGTTTAGCACATCGTCGTGGTTCCCGTACGACTCGTTCGTGAAGCGGTATCCGGCGACGTACAGCGGCTACACGGGGCTGTCGTCGTACCCGGCGTCGCCCGACAACTCGCAGATGAATCACTACTGGTGGGGTCTGTTCCAGACCGGGCCGGAGGTGCTCTCGACGGGGTCGGAGATCATTCTGACTTTCAACGGCGACATCACGTACAACGGCACGCCGTACATCTACGAGGCGTTGCTGATCCCGAATTTCGACCCTGATGCGGACTGGGTGAAATCGCTCAACGATGGGTTGACGCGCTTGCCGACGTACGCGCTGTGGATTCAGAGCGACCCGATCACGTTGAGCGGCACGCGCGACTTGTCGGTGAAGATCGGCTTGCGCTCGACTGGCTCGACCACGTTCGGTGTGACGCCGACTGCGACTGCGCCGCCGAACTACGGGTTCGAGGTGTACGGGCAGATGATCTACGGGCCGCTGGGCACGACGGGTCAAAACTCAAACTCGATTTCCTACGACCTGACGGCGCGCGCGGTGACGTTCTCGCCCACGGCGTTGGATCTGACTGCGGCCCCGGTGCGCTGGACGTTCCTGCACAAGTTCGAGCATCCGAGCTTGCGTGGGCATCCTGGATTCCACGGGTACTACCCTGGCGAGCCGTTCTCGGTGACGACGGGCAATGGCGGGTCGCTGCTGCATCAGCGCGGGACGCCATCGACGGTGGCCAATCTGCCCACGGCTCCGCGTGCGCGCCTCTCGCGCTTTGCGGTGGATCTCTACTCTCAAGGCGGGGCACGCTAATGCCGGGTCCGTACACAACGTTCCTGCGGTCGAACAGCGACGCGCCTGGGGCGAACGCTTTCCACTACTACTTCAACCACAGCAGCGGGCTGTGCCATCTTGGGGTGTGGCGGCCGAAGGCGTCGTTCCAGAACGCGCCGGTGATCGTGTTCGTGCATGGCGGGCTTGGGTACAACCCTGGCTGGCGCGCGATGGAGTCGATCATGCAGAGCGCCAAAACGAGCGCGCTGTGTACGGCGCTGTCGGCGAAGGGCTGGGTGGTCATCAGCATCGACTACCCGGCGTGCGCGGCGAACCAGCACAACAAGGAGGGCGACAACGGCGACACGTTCCGCCTGTTGGGCTCGTGGTTCGAGATGCACCCGGTTGCGATGTGGCCTGAGCAGGCTGCGTACATCGCGCTCGCGGTGCAGTACCTCAAGACGCACGCGACGGCGGTGAGCACGAGTCCGGACTACTCGCCGCTGGCGGCGCAGATGTTCGGCGCGGGCAACTCGATCGACGGGGAGAACATTTTCCTGTGGGGCGACTCGTGGGGCTGCACGTCGTCCATGTACATCGCGCTCCAGCCGACCGGGTACTACCCGTTCGACGAAGGTGGCTGGGGCACGACGGACCTGTACATCCCGCGCAAGTCGCATCGGGTGCGAGGCGTGTCGGGCATCTCGCCGCAGTTCGACCTGACGCAGTTCTACGTGGACACGGCGTCGAACACGACCATCGGGAACTCGCTGGGTCCGATCTACCAGCGCGATCGGTTGCAGCCGTTCATGCGGACGGAGGGGACGCGCAAGTGGTCCACGCTGCCGAACCGCGAGAAGAAGCAGAGCCCGTACTGGCTGATGCAGGAGTACCTGCCCGAGAACGAGAACGTGTCGTTCTTCATCGAGTACCTGGGCAGCGGCGTGACTGGAATCTCGGACAACTTGACGGCGAACGACTGGAGCCCTGGATCGACGCGCAACGACGTGGCGGGCCTGAAGGCGTGGGTCGATCCGCACGACGGGAAGTTCCAGGGACCTCCGACGAAGGAAGCGGTCCAGAGCTACGGCAGCACGACCAATTCGCCGATGCGGCAGTCGTACATTGGCTACTCAACTTCCGTTGGTGGCACGATCTTGAGCTTGGCCAACTACCCGTCGCGTTGGCTCCAATGGGCCGGTGCGCTTGGCGTCCCCGAGCAATTCCTGTAGGAGCACAGCATGAGCGGACTTGGCAACGTTGGGGCAAACTACTACGACATCCTGCTCAACAACCGGATCGACTCTGGTATTGAGATCGCTCAGGCGTTTGGGATCACGACGCCGCAGCCTCCGTCATCGGTCGCGCCGCTCTACATCTCGCTGCACACGGCTGATCCGGGGAACTCGGGTTCGTTTGAAACCTCGGTGACCAATTACAAGCGCGCGGCGTATCAGCGAACGCAGTTTTCAGTTGGCGGATCGAACTTTTTCCCGTGGACTAAAACACAGGGAGGTTCCTTGGCTCCGACGACGTGGACCAACTACAGCTCGATCTCGTTCGACACTGTCAGCGGCAGCGACACGATCACGCACTGGGGCATCTGGACTGCGCTGACGGGCGGCGGCTTCATCCTCGGCGGCCCGCTGCGCGCGTCTGGCGCGTCGGTGAAGCTGGCGTATGCGACGGCTGTGGGGACGATCTACTCGGTCGGTCACGGTCTGTCGGCGGGCAACACGATCCGCATCTGGAACGCTTACGACAACTTCAACGGCGGAACGCCTCCGTTGACGACGCCGGGTGTGACGCGAGTGGTGGATACGGGTCCGAACACGGACGACTTTGACATCACGGTGAATCTGGACGCTGTCGGCCCGGTAGGCTACGTCCTCTCCGGCTCGCTGAGCTTGGTGTCGGGTAGCGTGCCCTCGATCGCCGCTGGCGGGATTGTGATTTCGGTCACATGAGCATCGTTCGCTTCAGCGGCGCGTCGTCGATCGGGACTGTGGCTGCGGCCGAGGTCTTGGATCTGACGGCGTTGTGGCTGGGCGCGGCTGTCGTCGGAACGGTGGGCGTCGCGTACGTCCAAGACTTCGGCGTCACGTTTCTGGGCGCGTCTGTAATCGGCGTCGTGGGCACGTCGGAGTTGACGGACGGCCAGATCATCAACACGGTCCTGCTTCAGGGCGTGTCGGTCGTGGGCGTGGTGGCGTCGGGTGACGCGCTGCTGGGCTTCGCGTTCCCGCCTGTGGTGACGCCTGCGGCTGAGTCGGACGTGCCGGGGTCGATCATGAGCGAGATGGGCCAAGCGGGGAGCATGGCTGGAGAGGTGACCTAATGCCGCAGCCGGTGGTGCGCAAGGCTGACGTGTGGCAAGGCGCGGACGTGACGTTCCGCGAGCGCTTGGTCACGGGCAACGGCGGGACGGCGCTGGTCCAGGCCGACGTGACCTCGTGGTCGCTGCGGGTGTTCCGCGCTGGCGACGAGAAGAACGCAAAGCGGATCGTCACTGACGCGTCGCCGACCAGCTACTTCTTTGACACGCTCCAGCTCACGGACTGGACGCGTGACACGGTGGGCTACAACTTCCAGTACCGGCTGCCCTACTCGTCGTTCAAGGCGAGCGCGGCTACGTACGTGTTCGAGTTCGCCATCAAGACGGGCTCGTACGGGACGATCTTCTCGGTGTGGGAGATCCGCTACCTGCCGGTGGCGAGCGTGTGATGGACTTCGCTGACGACATTCTCGTCGAGCTGCGCGGCGCTCCACGCGACCTGCTGCGCTCGATCCTGGACTACACCGGCAAGGTGAAAAACCGGGAAGTGATCGTCGTCGGCCCCGGTGGCACGGGCAAGTCGCGCGGTATCTGCTACGTGCTGGCGTACCTGTGCGAGACGCATCCCGGCCTGCGCGTGCTGCTGACGCGCTCGACGCGTGAGAGCATGACCAGCTCGACGCTCGTTGAGTGGGAGGCTTGCTTCCCGCCTGAGCATCCAGTGCTGGACGGGCCTCAGCGTGAGGGACGCAGCATCTACCACTTCCCCAACGGGTCCGAGGTGGCGGTCATCGGCCTCGACAAGCCGGGCAAGCTGTTCTCGACCAAGTGGGACATCATCTACGCGGAGGAGCTGACCGGAGGCGGTGCTGACTCAGGCGTGGAGAAGAACACCTGGGAGCTGTTCTTCCGTGGTCTGCGCGGCGAGGTGATGGTCAACAACCAGCGGTTGCTCATCGGGTCGTGCAACCCGAGCTACCCGTCGCACTGGGTCAAGCAGCGCATCGACGCGGGCTCGTGCGAGGCGTACCTGTCAGTCCACAAGGACAACCCGGCCTACCACGACGGCGTGGACTGGACGGACAACGGACGCGCGTACCTCGACGGCCTGGGTCGCATGAGCGGCCACAACAAGCGGCGTCTGCTGCATGGCGAGTGGTGCGCGGCGACGGGTCGCGTGTACGACGCCTGGGACGACGACGTGCATGTGGTGGACGCGACGGTCTGGACGCAGCGCGGTCAGGCGACGGTCGTGGTGCCGGACGGGATGATCCCGATGGACTGGTGCTTTGCCTCGTTCGACTGGGGCTGGACCGACCCGGCAGTGCTCCAAGTGTGGGGCGTGGACAAGGACCGCAGGCTTTGGATGCTCGCGGAGGTGTTCAAGACTCGCGCGGGTGAGGGCACTGCCCAATCGGGCTTGGACTGGTTCGCCGAGCGCGTGTCGGAGTTCTACAAGGAGTTCGACTTGCGCGCGTTGGTGTACGACCCGTCGCGCGCGGAGACGGGCGAGAAGTTCAACCGGCGCATCTCGTTCGAGCTTGGGTACGACGTGCCTTCGTTCGCCATCAAGGCGATGAACAAGCACGGGACGGCGCAGGACTTTGGCGGCATCGACATGGTGCGCTCGTTGCTGTCGCGGCGTGTGCAGGGTCGTCCGCAGATGAACTTCGTCAAGAACACGCTACGCTTTGGGCGCGACGAGTTCTTGCGCACCAAGGGCAAGCCGACTTGTACGGTCGAGGAGTTTCCCGCGTATGTCTACGAAGAACCGAAAGAGGGGCGCTCGAACCGCGACAAGCCAGCGGACGGACAGTCCGACCACGGGCTTGACGCCGCTCGCTACGCAGCCGCCTATTTCTGGACCCGAGACATGGCCGAACCTTCCAAGAACGTGCGATGCCCGCGCGGTACGGTCGGCCACAATCCCTCGTGGCCTGGCGGCAAGACTTTCGAGGAGTGGTTCGAGGGGCAGGATTCATGATTGACACGTCCCCCGAGAAGCTGATGGAGCGCGTGCGTGCTTGCGAGCGCGTGCGTGACCAAGTGCTGTCCAAGTTCGACGAGCACGTGCGCGCGTACCACTCGGGCGCGTACGAGGGCCGCACGGACGGCATGGCTGAGAACCACGTGTTCGAGTACGTGGCGCAGCGCATTGGGCAGGTGGCGTTCCAGAACCCTGTCGTGCGCATCACGACCAACGCTGGCGAGCAGGCCAAGATCCAGTCGCGCGGCGTGCAGCACGCGTTGAACCGATGGTGCCGGGACACGTCGTTCCATCGTCTGGCCGAGAAACTGGCGGTGGACTCGTTCTTTGCGTTTGGCGCGACGATCACCAAACCTGAGCCAGTGCCGGGCTGGGAAGAAGCCGAGGACCCGATCTACTGGCCGACCGTTGCGCGCTTGGACCAGCGCTGCTTCGGCTTCGACTCAGAGGCGCGCTCGTTCGAGGAGGCGCGCTACGTGTTCCACAAGGTCGCCGAGGAGAAGAAGTCGCTGCTGGAGCGAGCCGAGGCTGACGCCAAGCTGCCCAAGGAGGAGCGCGAGGGCTGGGACGTGGAAGTCATCAAGTCGATGACCGAGACGCAGGACTACGGCATCGACGAGACGCGGCGCGACAACGTCACGCTCAAGGTGTGCTACTACGAGGTGTGGGTGCCGGGCATCCACATCGACGAGGACAAGAAGCCCGAGGACGGCTACCACGGCGCGCTGTACACGATCGCGTGCGACGGTTCGGGCAAGGGCATGTCGCCGCGCAAGCCTCGTGATTTCTGGGGGCCGCGCTGGGGTCCGTACACGCTCTACGGCATCTACACGGTGCCGAACCGTCCGTGGCCGCTGGCTCCGGTGCAGGCTGCGTGGCGTCAGATCGACGACAGCAACCGACACTCCGAGGTCATTGACCGATCGGCTGCGAACTACAAGCGCATGATCGTGGTAGACGAGTCGGACCGTCGCTTCGCCAAAAAGGTGAAGGACGGCAAGCACGACTACGTGTACACCAAGTCGAATCTCACGCGCGACACGGTGCAGCAGCTTGAGGTCGGCGGCGTCACGGAAGAGATGCTGCTGGTCAAGCAGATCATGAAGGAGCGTGCCGACCGGATGCTCGGCATGAGCGACGCCGAGAAGGGCATGACCACGGGCGCGGCGACGGCGACAGAGAACGCCATCGCGTCCGCGTCGTCCAATGTGCGGACCTCGTGGCAGACGAAGAAGTTCTGGGACGCTTGCGAGCGGAACCTTCAGACCGTGGCGTGGTACCTCACAACCGAGGACACGGTCATGCAGCTTGGCGACGACGCCAAGGAGGACTTCGGCCCCGACACGCTGTACGTGGGCAAGATCACCAAGGAGGCGTGGCCGCGTCAGCGTCGCGTACTCCAACGCATGATGCCCGGCGCGGACCTGCCTACAACGCCGCCCGAGGACTGGCTTCAGGACAACGGCAAGGGCGTGGACGACTACGAGGTGTCGATCGAGGTCGGCTCGATGGCGCGCAAGGACGAGATGGCTGAGGCCGCTGAGGCTGACTCGTTCTTGACCACGATCCTGTCGGTCGGCCAAGCGATGGTCGCCATGCCGCACGTCAAGTGGAGCGAGCTGATGGAGGAGTACGGGCACCGTCGCGGTTACCCCGAGCTGCCGTCGTACTTCGACTTCCAGATGCTCGCCGGTGTGCAGCAGCTCAGCCTCCAGTCAATGGCTGGCGGTGAGCAAGGTGGTGGAGGCGAGGCCAAGGAGGCAGTCCACAACGCGCCCCGCATGGAGCGGACGCAGGCCAAGGCGATGCCGGACAGCCGCTCTAAGCAAGCGTCCTTGCCGGGTCAAGTCTCGGGTGCTAGAACCAAGGCGGGCAAATGATTTACGAGTACCGCAACGCGACTGGCAAGACGATTGAGCGGCACGCGCTGATGGCTGACGCGCCGCCTGTTGGGCATGAAATTGTCGTAGACGGCGAGGTGTATCGCCGCATCCCGTCAGTGCCGGGTGTCGCAACCGGGTCGCCTCTGCGCGGCACGGTCAGCTACACGATGGACCCGCGCGACGCCAAAAAGCTGGGCGCGCGTGTGAACAAGGACGGGTACGTCTGCTTCGAGGGCCGCCGCGAGCAGGACGAGTTTGTTTCCAAGACCCAAGACACGGAGAACCCTGTCGTCAATGTCCGCTGAAGTCGCCACGCCGCAACTCGATCAGATGCTCGCCGCGCTTGTACCCGCTGCTGAGCCCGCACCCGCCGTCGAAGAAGCTCCCGTCGAGACTCCCGCTGAGGAGGCTCCGGTCGAAGCTCCGGCTCAAGAAGAAGAGAAGAAAACCGAGACGCCTACGTTGTCGTCGGAAGAGAAGAACGCCTTTGAACGGGCGCGTACCGCTCTCCGACGCGACGGCGTCCCGGTGAACGTCATCGACAGTCTGGACCGCGACAAGCTGCTCCGTTGGGGCAGCGGTCGCGCCAAGGCCCAGTCTGACGCTGACGATGCGTACCGGCAGCTTGGAGAATTGCGCAAAGAGAGAGAGACCTGGGCAGCGAAAGCTACCGAGACCCCCAAAGAGTCAGCGGCCTCAGAGCCCGCCGAACAACCCTTGGACCTCGACAGCCTGGGTAAGACCCTCTCCGACGAGCTTGGAAGCCAAGAAGTGGCCGGTCGTGTGACGAGTGTCCTGAAATCTCTGGAAAGCCGCGCCGCCGCAAAGGCTTCCGCACTGGAGTCTCGACTGAAAGAACAGGTCGAGATCAACCAGCGGTTGTCCGCGTCGGTCCTGCGAATCGAGATGGATGGCGCACGTCAGCGGCTTGGGGAGCGTTTCCCTGAGCTGCGGGACGAGAAGGACTTTGCCAAGGTCACCGAGAAGATGATGAAGCTGGCTCCGTCCGGCGCTTACGACAACGTGAGCGACCTGATGTACGAGGCTTCCGTCCTCACTTTTGGGGCTGCGGCGGTCGATGCGTCCAAAGACCAATCCAAGTCTCGTGATCGCAGAAACGGCTTGCCGACCAAGCCGCAGGGATCTACGCCGCGCGCCTCCAAGGGCAAAGAGGAGCGGGCGATGGACTTCCTTGCGGAGCTTGAGAAGAAGCACGGGCTTGCGTAGCGACCGCAGCGCGGACGGTGATCCGCGACAAGGAATCGAAACATGGGCTCTGTCATTTCCGTGTTCGATGACTTCATGGAAAGCACGGAAAGTGCTTACCTGACCTCGCCCAACGAGGTCATCAACGAAGTCGTCAAGAACACCTACGCCTTGGGCTACATGCTCAAGAGCGGCGACCAAGCGATCACTCTCCAGAGCGGAAAGTCGATCAAGTGGCTCTCGCAGATGTCGGACGCGGCCACCGCGCACTTCTATCTGCCAGACGACACCGAGGCTCCCTCGCAGCCGCAGACGATGACCGACTTCGAGGTCGGTTGGCGCTTCTTCCGCGACAACATGGCGTGGAACAACGAGACGATCACGCTGAACGCCTCGGGTATGGACCCGAACGGTCGGCGCACTCAGATCGTTGGCCTCAAGCGCCAGCTCGAACAGGCGATGTGGACCTCCAAGTTCAACAAGATGGAGGACGCGCTGTTCTCGACGCCGAACCAAGCCGACATGGAGACGGCTGGCACGGCGAAGGTTCCGTACTCCCTCGGGGTGTGGAACAACGAGCTGACCAACACGATCCCTTACACGGGGACCGGCTCCACGACCGCTTGGGGCACCGTCGCCGGCAAGAACCCCGCGACGTTCTCCAAGTACCGCAACCAGCGCGCGACCTACAACGGTGGCTCGGTGGGCGCGGTGGCTGGCTCGACGGCTCCGCACTTGTTCTCGGCGTTCCGGCGCATGTTGAACCAGACGGGCTTCGATCGTCTGCCGGAAAAGCCGGAGTACAGCCAGAAGCGCTCGATGCCGACGCGCATTCTGACTTCGCTGTCCTACGGCACGGTCCAGTACGAGTTTGCTCTCCAGAGCAACAACGACTGGCTCCGTTACGCGGGCGGCCAAGACCCGGCGTACCCGAACCCGACGTTCCAAGGCATCCCGATCGAGGGCATCGCTGCTCTCGACACGGCAGTGATGTACCCGACCGGTTCCGGTGGCATCTACGCCGCCGAGAACGACACGGCTGGCACGAACAACGCTGGTCCGCGCTACCACTTCTTGAACTTCGAGTACCTGAAGCCGGTCTTCCACACTGAGATGTATCTGTACCGCCACCCGGTCATGACGCATCCCAACCAGCCGTCCACGCACGTCATGTACGTGGACACCTACTACAACATCGTCTGCACGAGCCGCCAACGCCAAGGCATCGTGTACCCGGCGACCGCCGACTCGGCGTTCATCACGACCCCCTGATCCAAGGAGTACAGACCAATGTTCCATCAACCGATCGGGAGCGCCGGACACGGCCTCTTTCCGGCCAACTTCGACGTTCGCGTCAAGGCGTCGGAAGTCCTCACCAGGGGCGACATCTGCCAGTTCGATTTGGCGTCTGTCGCCGCCACGTCGAAAGTCCCCGGCAACGTGGCGTCCACGTTCTACCTTGTCCGCGATCCGGACACGGAAGGAACGAGCGTCCGTACGCTTTCCAGCTACATTTTCGGTGTGGCTCTGGAAAACATCGCCGCTGCCGCTGAAGGCATGGTTCGCGTTCGCGGCATCGTGAACATGAACGTGGACGGGGCGACTGTGGCGGGGTCGGCCCTCGTCCCGGCTGCTGACGGGCAAGGCGACGTGGCGACTGGGGGCACCAACCTCAAGATCATCGCCATCGCGCTCGAAGCCGACGCCTCGAACATCGCCGAAGTTCTGTTGAACGGCGTCGAAGGCTTCGGCAACGACGTTGGGTCGAACGTTTCGACCTGATCTGAACGCTACGCGGGGCGGCGTCGAAAGAGGCGTCGCCCTGCTGACATACACTCATCATGGAAATGCTGGACACACATGCGGTTGAGGCGGCTTTCCGCGCTCCTATGCGCGGCTTCGAGAGCGTGCGTACGCTCCACGAATGCACGTACCGCGACAGCTCGACCGTGATGGTGTGTCCGACGCGAGGGATGATCCCGCAAGCAGTCGTAGAAGCGATCCTTGGGATGATCACCATCCCCAATCAGAAGCGGTCGGTTCGCTTTGTGAGCGGAGCCGAGGTCGCTGACGCCTACAACAAGGCCATCGCCGAGATCCTTGGCGACTGGCAGCTCAGCAAGTACCGCTACATCCTCACGTTCGAGGACGACAACCTGCCTCCCATCGACGGCCACCTTCGCTTGCTGGACGCGATCCAGAGCGGACCGTGGGATGCTGTCTCCGGCCTCTACTTTACTCGTCGCTTGCCGATTACGCCTCTGGCGATTGGCGACCCCGCTGCAACTCCGCTTGACGCGATGTTCGACTGGAAAACGCGCGACGTGCGCGGAGCGATCGAGGCTGGCGAGACGGTCGAGGTGAACGGAATCCCGATGGGGTTCACGCTGTTCAAGATGGACCTGTTCCGCGAAATGCCCGCTCCGTGGTTCAGGACTGTGAACGAGTACGTTCGGGCTGGCGACCGGATCGTTGGGCGGCGACAAGCAACGCATGACCTCGATTTTTGCGAGCGCGCCCGAACAGCTGGCAAACGGTTCGCGGTCGATTGCGGCGTGAAGGTTGGACATCTCGACGTTGCGACTGGAGTGGTGTACTGATGCTGACGGTTCAAAGAATTGGATCGTTCCTGCGCCGCCGCTTGGACGGTGAGCCGTCGATGGACACGCTGTCGCTCTGCAATCTCGCGGGGCGACAGCTTTTCACCATGCACACGTGGGAGTGGGCCGTCGCGCCCAAGACCACGATCACGATCAACTCCGGCAAGAGCGAGGTCGAATTGCCGAAGGACTTTGGCCGCATGGTCAAGGTCGAGACCTCTGGGTCGCTGCTCAACGCGCTGGTGCTGACGACGCCGTCGCATCTGCTTGAGTTGGAGACCTCGATCATCAGCATGAACAACGTCGGCTACTGGGCCGCCGTGGTGTGGAAGAAGCCGACCGATGGATGCCCGATGCGGCCCGTGCTGCGCGTGTACCCGCAGATCGGCACGTCGGACTCGCTCAACCTGTACTACTACTCGGCGTGGGTTGAGATCACGGACGAGAACGAGACCATCAGCGTCCCGCCGTTCATTGAGCCCTTGCTGCTGGAACTGTGCTTCGCGTTCGCGCAGGGCTACGACGAGCACGACATCGCGGACCTTAACGACCGCTTGGCTCGCGTGCAGCAGTCGCCGGTGTTCCAGACGGCGGTGATGCAGGACGCCTCGGTGCAGGACGAGCTTGGAGAGATCCGAGGCGGGGTTACGGACAGCAATCGGATGTGGCAATCGGCTACGATCATCGGCGGCCCGTATCAGGTCTAGCCCATGCCCGACGTACCGCTCCCCTACCCGATCGGCGGCCTGAGCGACAACTTCGCGCACGACGCTCAGCCGCCTCGGACGACCCGCGACGCGCAGAACGAGCGCTCGGTCGATCCCAAGAGCAACCGCATCCGTGGCGGGCAGCGAGCGGGCTTCTCGCGCTTCTCGGAGACCGCGCTTGCGGCTGGAGCGGTGCGGTCTGCGGTGCAGGTCACGTTCGACGCGCGCCAGACCGACTACACCAACGCGACGACGAGCGCGGTAGGGGACCTGTCGGAGTGGACGGCTGCGCTCAACAGCGGCGAGGGCGTGCCGGCCATCGTCCACGACTCTCAGGGCAACAAGTACGCGATCGACGGCAAGGCCACGATCGTCAAACTCAATCGCGACGGCGTGCGCGTGTACACGTTCACGCTCCCGGTCCGCGACGAGGCGCAAAAGGTGCGCGCGTTGGCGATCGACGTGGGCGACAACCTGTACGTCGGCGTCAGCGAAGGCGGCGACCAGAGCAAGGCGTGGCTGCGCCGGTACGCTCCCGACACGGACAAGAACCTCGTGCTCCAGTGGGAGATCGTCACGGGTGAGTTCGTCGAGCAACTGGTCCTGCGCGACGACAAGCTGTACGCGGCGGTGAACGACACGTCGCGCAAGCGGTCGTCGTGGATTCAGTACGAGAACCTGTCGCTTGGCTCGGGTGCGACGGTGGCGTTCCGGCGCGACGGCATCCCGTACCCGTTGAACGACCTCGACGTGAACTTTCGCGGCGAGGTGCTGACGGCGAGCGGTCCGCGCAGTCCGTTGGCGAACCCGCTCGACAAGCGCTACTACGACCCGACGCTCCCCGACCACACGGCGGTATTCGATGCGCAGCGATGGGACCCGACGCAGCTACCTGAGTGGGACCGACGCAAATGGGCTTGGTTCGTAGCCGAGGATCTGGAGTCGGAGGACGGCAGCGACGTAGAGGTGTGGCCGGACACAAGGGGTCGCGGTCTGTGCGTGTTCGAGCGCGATGT